CTAGAGGGTTGCAGATTAGAATTCTGACTGCTTCCTGTCTTCCTAGGTCCAATTGTGCCATAGTATCGACGTTAGTCGAGGTCTTGTCTTGGAGGTTGACGTTCTGTAACATTTACATAGGAAGAATATTTAGGTTTGAATGTTAGGTCGTCGTTCGACATTGGTGCTGGCAAGTGGTTCCCATATCTCTTTGGGTCCCACAGCTTTGCATTATGTCGTATGGCGGCTGTTACTTTCGTTCCTGAAGTTACTTCTGTTAGGAGATCTTTTAACTGAAGGTTACTATCGAATAGCAGGTCTATACATTTTTGACTTACTACTCGATTGTATAATTCAGTTCCTTTGTTCTTCTGTCCTATGTAAAAGGGCTCTGGCACCCGGGCTTCTGCAAGCAGCCATGTTTTCCAATTTGCTGTCCCATGAGTTAGCGATATTGGTCTTGCCTTTTTCCAGTTTAAGAGAATCATCCGCGCTATTCGTAAGTCTAGCTCTGATGGTTCTCGGTAACCGGTCAAACCAACTCCTCCTATCCACTCTGGAACATACCATGGAGCATGAAACTGCCCAAGCAGCTCGCGGTGCATGTTTATAAACGTCTTGTGCACTTCCTCCCTCATAGAGGATGGACTCTTTTTCATGAGTTCCCTGTATCTGGTTCCCAAGTTATCGTCTTTGTCGCTCTGGTCCCTGAGACCAACTGTCTGGCCTGACCTCTTTAGGCCATTCATGAGCCCCATATTGATGTACTTGGTTTCTACGAATGGTGAGTAGCGAACGACGATCGATTTGTCCTTTCTCTCGTCGAAGAACTCGGTAGGATTTTCCTCATCTCGTTGAAAGTTTGTCGAATTAATATTGACGAACTCCCTAGAGTAGTAGGTTTTTCCCACTGATTCCTTCAGTCCAATGAAAGAACTAATTTGTCGCCACGCATCTTCACCTTTTCGTGTGCACCGCATTGCTATGTCGTCTCCATTGATCATTCCGGGCCAGTCTCTTAGAAGAGTAATCTTCTTTGAATCTAGCTCGTATGCCCATGCTGACACTGTTGCGTTTGCGATGCACAGAACAGGAAAACTTGTGATTGACCCCATCAGCTGTCCCGTACGTTGTAAGTGTAGTTCTCCTTTCTCATCTTCAATATAGTTGCGTGTCAGATTTCTTTTGAACATGTTTCGCTCATATCCGAATATTTTGAGTTCATCACATATCGCATCTGCGATAGTTTCTGAAACCCATGATTCGAGGTTGTTCGTTGCTGCTTCATAGTCTCCTGACAGGTAACCTTCCGTTTCGCCTAATCGCATCCCCAATTGGTCCAGCATGTATTTAGCTGTGACTGGTTCGCCGATAAGGTGGAATGCTTTGTGAGATTTGAGGGTTTTCCACATCTTCTTCTGTAGGCCCCTTAGGACAGTTTGTGTGAATGCTGGTCCTTTTGTAATCACTCTTATCTTGAGTGCCTCTGGCAGTGCTACGGGTTCCACAATGTTTGATTCACCGCTCTCTTCTTGAGCGGCTAGATCTAACATACGGTACCATAAGACTGCAAAGGCATCCTCGAACTGTGAGTTACTAACTGGCATCTTCACCACATCCTCTGACTCGACCTCTTCCTCCTTTACGTCTGTCTGCATCTTCAAATATCCCCCTGCCACCCTCAGACCATCGAGCAAAGTTGGGTGTCGTAGAATTTCTCCTACGGCTCCAGCATTCCTTACCGATGAAATGTAGTTGGCAGATGTGCTAGGAAAGAGGGCCTTTAACCGGTCTGCGTTGGTATACTGCACACCCTCGAATAGTTCTTTAACTCTTCTACGTAACTGTTTTTTGACAGTGGCGCGGTTGAGTGTAATTTCTATTCGTGGATGTAGCAGGTCAACATCGCTCCACTGGATTAGGCCTTCTGTCCGCTTCGCTTTGGGTTCTTTGGTGAGATCCGT